TTTACGATTAGACCAGCAACCATTTGTTGAATTTTTCCACGGTCACGACTGTCCATGGTCTGTTCGGCCATACGCAGGTTCAACTGGTGGATTCGCTCGTCTTCGGTCGGATCGATCAGCCGCATCAGGGACATCACTACGCGCTTGTCTACCTCACGCTCCATCATCAACGCGAGAGTTGCGGTGTCTTGAGTAACTTCTTCCATCACGCTCTCCCATTATGCGGGCATGATAAAACGACGCAATGCTTCTTGCACAATCCTGACGTGCGAGGGTTCCATACGTTTGTCTCGTATGCGGCCTTCATGCGACCGTAATCGGTCAACCACTTCTCCCACATCTCGCCCTCACTGTTGCGGGTGTATTCGGCGCGGATGAACGCACCGGCCACCACAAACAACAACCCTGCCTTGACGTACAACACCTCGGGGAAGTGCTTGAATACGGCCAGCGACATCAACTCCAACTGGCCTTTGTCGGCGTACTTGGCGCTCTTACCTGTCTTGTAGTCAAGCACCCGCGCCATGCCCTCATCGTCAATGATGATCAGGTCAGCGATACCGCGCCACCACACATTGGGATCTTTGAACCCGCACGGTGCAAGATCAGCGGTCAGCCCCATCTCGTACTCGCATAACTTCACACCGGGCAGCTTGTTCAACTTGTCCAAGACATTCTGTGCGTAAGCAAACTCCGGCGGTAGCGGTTCACCTTCACGTATGTACAACTCGGCGGCTTCATGGAAACGTGTGCCATAGAGCAAGTGCTCAGCGTTGTGGTCTTCCTCAAAATCTTTGGCGACTTTCAAGTGATAAAACTTCTTCGGACATTGTTCAAATGTCTTAATCGACGAGAAGGACCATGCGGGTATAGTTACCATGAAGTTTTCACCTGATCCTCACGTATGGCTGCGATAGCCATCCGAACTTCGACGATAGCTTGATAGCCCGCCTCGATTGCACCGCGATGATCGTGCGAGAGCATTGCATTGTGTAATGCCTTCAATGCCCGCTCGGCCTGCAACACCGGGTGCGCGTAGTCCATGAAAACGTCAGCAGTCTCCATACGATTTCCCAACTCCTGATTCACAGTTAACCGGCAATCCCTTGGCCCAGTCAGGCACCCAACGCATCGACTCCTCGACGTAGGCCCGGGCGTCTTCCACGTCCACATCTCGCACGCACACGGCGATGGCGTCGTGTACAGTCAGCACCACCTTGTACCGCTTGTGGATACGTAACATCTGCTCAGCAATGATGCAGCGTGCGATGGCTTGGCACACGTTCTCAATTACTTTGCCCCCGTAAATGCGCGTGCGTCCCTTGCGGGTCTGATAGTGAAACTCGATACCCTTCTCACCCTCAGAAATTTTCAAGTCATCGTACCGCATCAGCAGCCCACTGGGTAGTCGTATCGCTGTCTCGGCAGGCACCACCTCCAACACTCCGGCCCGACCCAACGGTGCGGGGTCACCCCGTGACAAGTTGACCAGCACATTCTGGGCTTGTCGCCACAGTCGCGTGATGTTGTCGTTGGTGCGCCGATAGATGTCGATGATGCGTCGGGCTTCGTCCAGCTCCATGTCCACGCCAAACGTCTTTAGCTGCGCTTGGAACTTCACCGCCCCCATGCCGTACCCTGCACCGAGAATTGTGGTCTTACCGATGAACCGTTGATCTTTAGTAATCTGATCTTCAGCCACACCGTAGATCGCCGCTGCCATCTTTCTGTACACGTCCTCCTTGTTGGCGAACGCTTCCACCAAATCGTCCTGCTCGGCCAGCCACGCCAGCACCCGCGCTTCAATCTGCGATGAGTCTGCGTCGATCAATGTGTGCCCGGGCGGTGCGACGATGGCTTTCTTCAACTTGTTCGCATTCTCCCCACGGCTCGGCAGATTCTGCATGTTGATCTTGTCGTCCCCACCGAACCGACCTGTATGCGCAGCGTAGTAGCGGATGGGCACAGGCAAGTTGCCACGCGATGCGATCTCGATGAACCGTTGCGTGCGGGTCTCCTCCAGCGTTGACTTGTTACCCAGCCTAGCCGCAATGAGCGCCTGCACCCGCTCGTCTGGGTGCTCGGCCAACGCCTTGAATGACTCGTCGTTCTTGGCAAACGCGTAAGTCTGCTCGCCTGTGGCCGGACTGACTTTCATCGGCGGCTCCACCCCATACCCTCGCAGCAGCTCGGCAAACTTGTTATTACTCATCAGGTCCGCACGGTCCGCTGCACAGTCGAACAGTAGTCGTTCTTTGCGAGCAACCGTCTCGTTAAGATGTTCCTCCAGCAACGTCTTATTTAATTCAAGAACAGGCTCAATGAACATGCGCAGGGTCAGGTCGATGATCCGCAGCTCTTGCTTCGGAAACTTCTTAGACATCCTCTGGAACAACTTGTACGTCAGGTTCACGTCGTTCAAGCAGTAGTCCCCGTACCGACTCAAATCGGCCTCGCTGAAGTTCATGCGACGCTTACCGATGGCGTTGATGACCTCAGTCCCCTTCTCGCCTAACCCGTACCGCTCGACCAGCGCCTTAAGGCTACCCCCCACCTCTACCCCATGCAGGGCACGTGCCATGCACAGGGTGTCCAGCCAACCGCGAGGATGAATGCCGAAATGCCATGCGAGGATGGCACCGTCAAACATTGTGTTGTGCGCAAGGACAAACGAGTCGACCCAGTTGAACGATGTCTGCAACCACCGCTTAACGTCTTCGGGTTCTCCGCTCGCCCACTGCGCAGGTGTGTCGTTTACTTTCACACCTACGCCGATCACTTCAAACTGCGGGCTGCGTACGTACTCCTCGGTTGTGATCTTTGACAGTGAATAGTCCCTGTCGTAGTACGTTTCGAAATCAATCGTGATCAGGTCCATGATGGTGCTTCTTTCCGGATGGGTTTGTCCCACGCATCAACCGCAGGGGCAGGGGTGTCTCCGGCCATGCTGATCTGGTCGGGGTCGTATCGGGGGCGGCGCACGCGGAACTTGAAGAACTCACGCAGCTCCGGTTCGTTTTGCGCCAGCTTGCGTGCATACAGCGCACGGTAGTTGTTGTTTAACTTGAGTCCGTCGTCACTGATAGTCTGCACTGCGTGCTCATAGCGCAGCACCTCAAACAGCGCAGCGATCCCATACGAATCACGCCCGGTGCGTTTCAGTCGTAGGGCCATACCACGCAAGTGCGTGTACACCCACGGGTTGTCTGCGTCAAAGCGCAGGAATTCCCGCTCGATACGATCATCAAGCATAGCGGTTCTCCATCTCGTTCAGTTTCTGTATGTAGTGCAGTGCTTTGTTTCCATCGTCGTCCCCTTTACGGCCTTGGCGCATCGAATACTTGATGATGTTGCCCTTGAGGAATCCGATGAACTCTTCGTGCGTGAGCACAGCCTCCATCACCGTCCACGGCTGCACCGCCATGTCTTTGTAATGTGAGCCACCCACCTGCGTGTCATCTGCTTTGGCTATGATCTCAGCCAGCGTCTTCTCTACCATAGCGCCTCCTCCACATCATCCGGCGTTGCGTGTTTTTTCTCGTGCTTGCGCCCCCATTTGGCTAACTCCTTCGGGTCCACTTCCCCAAAGGGCCATGCGGGATACGGCAAGGATGCGTTCCAGCGCATCTTGGAGTCGGCTATTTGCTGCGCTGGCTCCGGCAAGGGCTTGTCTAAGTTGCTCATTCTCATCCTTCAGTTGTTTGTTTTCGTGCTCCAACTCGGCCACCATCAAATCAAGTTCGATTTCATCCTTCATTGTCATTTGCGCATGCTCCGCAAGAACATCGCAACCTGCGTCGTTGCTACTTCTATCGCTGCATTCCACCCGGCAACGTATGCGTCGTTTGAATTGGCTTGGCGTTGGGCTTGCGTCTTCATGCCATCGATGAACCCACGCTCGTACTCGGGGTCCAGTTTGTTGTCTTCTTGGTTTTCCATCAGCGGCCTCCAGCTTTACGGGGTGTGGTGTTGAGAAGTGCAGTCTGCAAACGATCCGCATCGCGGTCGTTGTAAAGCGGTGGGCGAGGCGTGTACGCCCAGCCAATCTTTACCTTGCCTGTGTCGTAAGGCGGGTTTACCCGACCCTTGGGCTTCTTCATAGTGAGTTGATCCACGGTGTAACTCCTTCTAGGTTGTCTTCATTAACGACCAGCACTGCACCACCTTGGGCGGTGATGTCAGATAGGTTCTTCTGTTGCAGCGGAGTCGGTGTGTTCCTCCCCGCTTTGCATTCGATGGCAAAAAACTTTCCGTCGTAGCACCCTACGATGTCAGGCACCCCGCTACTGCCGTATCCACCCGTGACGGGGTAGAAGTAATAGGCACCGAGTGTCTTGAGTTGCGCGACAACTCGTCGCTTGACCTTGGCTTCCGGGGTCATGTGTTCTTCTCCTTTAGTTTTGCCTCTATTTGATCAAACAGTTTTCTTGTGTAGCCCTTAATTGGTGTATCACCCCACGGGCCGATGATCTCTTTGATCTCCTCATCCGTCAGCCCTACCCACTTCACAACCTCTACCGGGTCTTTATCTACTCTGTCGTCAAAACATGAACATCCTCGTTCCCAACACTCTTTGCTAACCAGCATGATCCCTCTCCTTGATGTCATAAAACCAATCATCCCCCGACGCCCATTTCCGGGTGCCGTCCACAGTCCAAACGGTTTTGGCTGCTTGAAAGTCTGGGAATTTTGTCTCGGCAGGAATCAAACTTTGGTCGTACCACAAACATCTGTTGTTGGGCTGCGTAGCAAACTGGCCGTTCTCCAGTCGAATGAAATTAAACGACTTGTGCTCCTCGGCCTGCTCCGTAAAGCCCGTGTCAGCGTCCATGCCGTCAGCGCAGAAGTCCACCGTAAACAGATAGCGCCCGTGGTGCCACTGTTTGTCTTTACCCAAGAACTTGACCCCGAGGTTGCGCAGGCCAATCTTCTCGCACACCGTGAAGCGGTAGCCCATGCAGTCCCACAGTTGCAGGGTGTCGATGGGCAGGTCACCATCATGGTCCTCCCGCCACACATAAGCGTGTAAGGGCAGCTTGTCGTACAGAGCGCCGTATGCGGGCAGCAGCGACTCGATGCGGAACACTTGACCCCGCAGCGCCTTGATGCTGATCCAGATGGCTGGCTCAAGTTCGCCAAAGCCCTTGGTGTGGTTGTACAAGAACTCACGGCGCACGAAACATTTCAGCGGCGGCAGCGACGCAATGAGATAACTCATCCGTTCTGCTCCTTCAGCTTTGCATCGACCATGTAAACGAGCGCCTGCCAGTTGGTTCTATCGCCGAACGTCGCTCGATTAACCAGCGCGCGCGCTTCGTCGTCCGTCAGTTCGACCCATTCTCGCGGTGCGGTGTAAAGCGGCAACGCGCGCTGCGGCTCGGCGAAGTCTGTCGGGTTATCTGTAACACACACTGACTTACCGTCAAGCCCATAGACCATCCACGCCACCGGCTCTTGCTTCTCAGCCTGCTCGATGGCAGCGCGGAGAGCGGCGATGGCGGCGTCAAGGTGCGGCACCGGGCCGTCCTGCCACTCGCGCTCAATGCCCAACGCCTCCAGCGCCTGCTTCATGACCTCGATGCTCATTTCTCACCTCGTGCTCGGATTGCTTCAGCAAACATCACGCCGTAAAACGGCTCGGTTTCCAAACACAACTGAGCACACGCCTCACGCTCGGCAGCTGCAGCACGCTCTACAACGCGCATCAGAAAAGCCATATCTTTTTCTGGCGTCTCTGATAGCTCCCAAAACGCTCCGGCCTCAGCAGCGATCTTTAAGATCTCGTTTTTGTTCATCGCTCCAACCTCCCGTTCGGGTCGCCTTCACCGTCGACCGATAACATTTCAGCGGGCACCTCGTAGGTGCTCCACCGGTGCCCACACTCCACGCAATCTCTCAGTCGCCACTTCCAGCCAAATCGAGTGTCACGTCGTGACTCTTTGACCTGCGACTTCCAGCTTCCGCAGTTGCTGCATACACTCATTTGAACCACCCCTTGATGCGTTGCCACAGCGTGGGCTTGGGCGGCTCGATCTCAATGATGGCCCCGGGGATCGGTGCGCCTTCGGCTTTGACCGGTGCAGGATCAAATCGAAATGTGGGCGGGACCTCGGCTATGGGCGGCGCAGAAGCGATACC